GTTTACTTATAATGAGGTGTCATTTTGTGGGATAAAAATATAAAAGATCTTGGAACAGTATTATCAAAAGTTATTTCAGCATTCAAGCATTCTGATGAAATCCGAGATGTGCTGTTTGGCAGTCAAATTAATGAAAATGATTTTGATTTACAAAAGGCTTATGAGGATTGTATATGGGATTGTCTTTATATAAAAGGAATTCAAACAGAAGCAAAAACATATATTTGTGCAGATACATCAGTCTCACGAATAAATTCTAGCACAAAAAATGTTAAGCTCATTATACAGGTTTTTTGTGAAAAGTCGTTACTTAAGTATTCCAAAAAGGGATATGTCGGGAACAGACCTACTATCCTAGCAGAAATAATTGAGGAAATATTGATTAAAGACGAAGAATTTTCGAGAAATTTTGGCATAGGAAAATTAGAATTGAATAATGTAAACATTTTTACAAATGGCGAAAACCATTATGGTAAAACATTGGAATTTACCATTACAACTTTTAGATAAGGATTTTAATTATGAAATTAGATTATTTTGATCTAATCTCCCCTCTCCCACTTGATCTTGTTGGAATTGGAAGAATTAAATCTCCAAAGCTCATTGAGATTGCTGACATATCTTATTACGTCTATGCACAATATGTGTCGTGTCTAAGAATGACTCCAAGTGATTATATTGAAGATTTTAAAATAGAAGATCCAGATATTAATTTGTATACAAAATTTGACCTCATTTTGTATGATTCAAATTTTAGAAATATGATTAAAAATGCTCTCAATTTTTTCTTTGTAGAGGATTTCGAATGGTTTGATGAATATAAATCATTTCTATACACAGAGGAAATTGTTAGAGAAAATGACGATACTGAACTTCTAGCAAAAGGAATTATAAATTCTAAAAATTATTATGATGTGTTGGATATAATTCTTCAACGAGTGCATATTACACCGGACAATACAGAAGTGACTGATATTACAAAGATCAAAAATAAACGTGGATTAAAAATATACAAGAGGTTGCAAAAGGTAAAACGTGAATTCAAAAAAAGTTCTGGCGGAAATCCAGATTTGTCTTTACCTAACATCATATCGTCCGTTGCTGTAAGAAGCCTGTCATTAAACTGGATAAATATATGGGATATTACAATTTATCAATTATTCAATGAATTTGAAAGGCTTCAGATAATTGATCAATATGACATTGCTTCTACACAGGTGTCTGTATGGGGAGATAAAGAAAAGAAATTCAAGTTTGGTGCTTGGAGTTCAAATATATATAACAAAAATGACGCTGAGTAATTCAGTGTCTTTTTTATTGCAAAAAAAACAAATCTTATATAGGAGGAAATTAAAATGGCAAATCAATTTGGAAAACAGATGGCAAACCGAGAAGTCTGTGACATGGTGTTTGTAGATTATAAAACAAAAGAACCATTTCTTTTCTGTGATTACGCAAATACATCAAGTCAGGAATTGACAGGTGAAAACGTATTTGCGTACGGCGGGAAAGGTCATCCAAAGAAAATTACATTCTCTGGAGAACGTGCTGGTACTATTACGATTGAAACGCAGATTCAGACACCTAAGCTTTGGGAGCTGATGACTGGAGGTAAGAGTTCTAAAACAGCAGAAATTATGAAGAGAGTCAAGGTAAAAGTTGGCGAAAGCAATAAAGTTAGTATTACTGACACAAAAGTTACTCTCACAAAAGAAAATGTATGGGTTTATGACGGAGCAGATTCTAACATGGAAACAAAACTTGAGGTAACTACTGTTTCTGGTCAGGACATTACATTGAAAGATTCAAAGGCAGAAGGAACAGAAGTTGTTGTATTCTACCTTGCTACCAGAAATGATGTATACAATATCAGTATTAGATCTACTGACTTCCCGAAAGCGTTTACTGTTTACGGCGATACATATATGAAAACAACAGATGAGGATGTGCTTCCATATCTGTTCAAGGCATATAAAGTAGTTCCGCAGGCTAATATGTCTCTGTCTTTTGCAAGTTCCGGAGATCCGGGTACTGTAACACTTACTTGTGACATGATGGTTGACGATGATGGAAACATGCTTGACCTGACTCTGTTACCGGACGAGGACGAACCGGGGGAATAGAACCCCCTGAAGATCTCGCCTTGATAGGCAGGGGGAAAATCGGAAAGGCAAAAGTCGGAAAATCAGAATGAATAAGGAGTGAGTAAAAATGGCATATACACCAACGACATGGAGCGATGGAGATGTTATTACTGCTGAAAAGATGAACAAGCTGGAGCAAGGTGTAAAAAATGAACAGGTTGGCGCACCTGGAGCAGCCGCAGGATTCGGAACACCAACTGCAACGGTTGACGCAAATACTGGAGTTCCATCTGTAACTGTAACAGCAAGTGGAGCAAACACAGCAAAGGTATTTAATTTTGCATTCAAAAATTTAAAAGGAGCAAAAGGAGATCCTGGTGCGACATACACTCTTCCGGCTGCGAATAAAACAACACTTGGAGGCGTAAAACAGTCTACTTTGGTTCCTGAAGCTGCAGGAGAAAATGTTACAAAGGCTGAGTTCAAAGCTTTGCTGGACGCTTTGAAAGCAGCTGGTATTATGGCTACATCTTAAAATAACGAGTGATAGATATTTAGTGTGAAAAATGGGGTAAATATCTATTATCGGTATTTACCCCATTTTTTTACTCTGCTCCGAATAAGTGAGGAGTGAACTCGAAATTAGAAAGTTAGACAATGAATACCGTACAGAATCTTCTCACGAAGTCTGTTATTTATCAGAATACGGAATTAAATATACATTTGTAAAAAAAGAAGATGGTGTGACGGTATGGAAGTACAAAAAGACTAAAGAACTTGGACTTGCTTTAGCTAAGTTCTGGGAACAAAAATGAAATAGGTTGTTCAAGATGATGAACGTAAAAGTGGGTGTCATATTTTTGAGCGCAGTGTCACGCAGTACACAGGCAATAGTATTAAAGGACTACCACTCTCCTATTTGTATGAAAGGAAAAAATTATGGAATTTTTGAATGAATTTATGATGCCGGTCGTACTTGGCATTTGCCTTTGCGTCGGATATATTATCAAGAAATGGATTAAAGATGTTGATAACAAGTACATCCCAACAATCTGTGGAGTATTGGGCATTGTGATAGCTGCATGGATTAATGGTTTTGCATTTAGCCCAGAAATTGTTTTAAGCGGTTTGATTAGTGGTCTTGCATCTACAGGTTTGCACCAGGCATTTACACAATTTATCGAAAAGAAAGAACAGAAAACTGAATAAATATGGAATATTTAGAAATGTTTTTTGAGCTAGATTTTGTTTCTATTATTCTCGCAATTGTTACCATACTTCTTGCATGGCAGTTTTTAGACAAATTGCTTGTATGGTTTTGGGAGAAAACAGGGATTGAATTTAGACATATCAGAAAAAGACGAGAAGAACACGAGCTTCTTATGAAAACCGCTGAGAACTTATCAAGACTACAAGAACAACATCAAGAAGACGTGGAACGTGTTACTCAAAATGATAGGCAAATGCAACAGGAATTTTCAGAATTTGTCGAAGAGTTAAAGTCTGCTCTTACTGCTCAACGAGAACAGATGGATATTTATGCTCAAAATCGGATTAACGATAGAGAGAAATCACGAGAAGTTCAGAGAGAATTGAGTGAATCTATAGATAAGTTAGCAGAAGGGGCAGAAGAAAGAAAAAAACAAATCAAGGCTCTTATGTGTGGAAGTATGGAATTGCTTGGAGATAAAATTGACCAAAGATTTAGTAAATATGTAGCAATGAATGGTATACCCGAAAATGAAGTTTCAGAATTTGATGGATTATTTTTTGCATATAAACTTTTAAATGGAAATCATGGTCGTGAGCAAAAGTATAAATATGTAAAAGAGCATTTACCCGTTCTTCCTGTTGAAATTAACCCCGTTTATGATGAGCAAAATACAGAAAAATAATAAGAATGGAAGTTGCTATATGTGATGTGGTGACTTCTCTTCTTATTTAAATATATTTGTTAATCAAAGTTCAGTAGTTTAACAAATATATTTATGAGCAGATGAGCACATACTG